TGTTGCTGTTCCAGTTGTATTGTCTGTTGGTGTTCCAGTTGTATTTTCTGTTGCTGTTTCAGTTGTATTTTCTGTTGGTGTTTCAGTTGTATTTTCTGTTGGTGTTCCAGTTGTATTTTCTGTTGGTGTTTCAGTTGTATTTTCTGTTGGTGTTCCAGTTGTATTTTCTGTTGCTGTTCCAGTTGTATTTTCTGTTGGTGTTCCAGTTGTATTTTCTGTTGCTGTTCCAGTTGTATTTTCTTCTGTTGTTTCAGGTGTATCTGCTTCTGTTGTTTCAGGTGTATCTGCTTCTGTTGTTTCTGACGCAGATACACCTTCTTCATTATTCTCTTTTTGTTCATTATTCTCTTCTTCTGTATCACCATCACTATCAGGTAATGTAGATATACTTTGTAAACTAGTATCATCATGCGGTGTATCTGCTGGTTCCCCCTGTGTAGATGATGACGGTTTCTTTTCTTCTTCAATAATTCGACCTACTAAACTGGTTAGTTTGTCACTAGAAGAAGTTATCATTGATGTAATTTGTTTTCCTAATTGATTTAAAGCATCATTTCCTTTTATAGATTGTTTTTCCAATGTGGATTGTTTTTCCAAAGCAGTATTCAATAACTTCTGTATTTCTTCTAATTCTTTTTTATGTTTTGGATTAGTTACTTGGTTAATAGTTTCAATGTTGATGGTTTCCATAGATGGTTGTGATTGTTGAATAGGTTTTCCTTGTGCTAGACCTCCTCCTATCTGAATACTTCGACTTCTAGTGGGTTTATTTTTTCGTCTTGTTCTGGGTCTGGAAGGTATTGTAGATGACATATGTTTATATATATAAAGATATAAAATAATATTATTCTATTTATCCTAAACAATAATATCATTCTTTATAATCACTAGGATGAACCTGTTATTTTCTCAAATGGGTTTGTGTATGGTGGATTTCTCTCTATATAACACGCTACATCATTGAAGACATAATTTTGTAACATATCCGTAGATTCTAAGGTTCCTATTAAACTTGCAGCATTATTGGAAGATACATAATCAAATAATTTTGTGGCACTTTCTGATATATTTCTACGATCTTGAATATCTTTCAGTTGTGTGCTATTCTCATAAAAATCATATTCTTTTAAATTCTCGATAAACTCATCTCTATCCTCTCGAGTAATTTGTGTATTCATTTTATTATATAAATAATTTAAGTTTATATAGGGAATAGGAGGAGGATTATTTGCGTTATCATTCAAGTTAATCACCGTTAAAATACCAAAGTTGAGATTGTTGTCAATATCGAGTTTTTCTTTAAATATTTTTTCGAAAATGTATCCTCCAAATTCACTATCCTTGGTTGAGGTTTGATAAAATCTATCATAATGGTTTTTCTGTAATTTTAATTGTTGATTTCTACATATTTGATATACATTATTATCAAAGAAAATAGGCATCTTTCCATTCTCTGTAATAGAGTTCTTAATTAAGGTCATTACATCCTTTCTAAGATCATCCAAGGAACGATTAATCATATACCCTTCCATCTTACGCAAGTTACATTTATGTTTCAGTTCCAAAATGACTTCATATATACGATAGTTGTTATTAAAGGTTTCAATTACTTTAATCAGATTAGATATTAATTCTTTATTAGGGGTTTTCATTTTATTCTCTAACGATGGTAGGTGTGATACTCTATTTTTGATACCAATAATATCCATGAATACTGGTTCATTACTTCTTAAAAAGTTAAATGAATTCTCATCATCTAACAAACTATAATATACAGTTTTACTATTACTAAGTCTTGGATTCATATTTTTTTCACTATATTTATCACGAGATGTCTGAAAATATTCTCCAGTTCTTATGTTACCTTTTTGGTGTCTATAAAATACTTCCTCATTAAACACTCTTGGTCTACGCATATATGTTCGAATTATATGATTATATTCTTTTCTTAATTCAGAATATTCTTTACTATATTTAACCAATATATAATATAACATTAAATCTATTAGTCTGGTATAGGCTTCATATCCTTCTTTATGATTATCACTAACTATTTTTTTTAGTTCTTCAAAAGATAAATTAGTATTTTTATTAGATATTACTTTACTAATATCATATCTATCTTTTTCTGACACCAATTTACTATTTTTGAAACTTTCTGCGAACTTTAGAATTTCTTGTGCGTTATTACATTGGAATTCATTTTCAATTCCTGCCAAATCACAAATAATAAGTTTCCGTTCACCTACTTCTTGGTTCGTTTCGTTCGGGGTAAGAGTGAGAGAAATGACAACGTGGCTCCGAGAACTTACTGGATTATTTGGTGTTGGATCCATTTTACGGTTTTCATCTAATAAATAACTAACATATTCAGGTAGTTCGTTAGGAGTATTATCGATTGGTGGTGTCTGTCTCGTTGTTTGTCTGTTTCTTCTTGTTTGTGTATTAGTATTTGGACTTCTTTGTACTACTCTTCTTGTTGTTGGTCTAGGACGTTCTCTAGGAGGTGGTGTAGAAGGTGGTCTAGGAGGTTGTATATTTCCTATTCCACGAGTAGTTCGTGTTGTTCTACCTGAACTAGTTTGTGGATTGCCACCACTTTGGAATGTTTGTTCCGTTGTCTTCCACGTCTTGTCTTTATCTTTATATTCAAACTCTTTTTCATGTGGTTGTTTTAAAGAATAATTTTCTTCTTTTGTCTTAAGTTCAAAATCATCTTTGGAGGTTACCACCTCCTTTGTCTCATTACGTAAGATTTCAAAAAAATCCACTTTAATTTTAGAAAATGTATTCGTAACACGTGATGATGAAACGAGTTCCATTAATATACCACGCTGTTTTCTACCTTCTCCAAGATCTAAATTAATAAGCGTACTTGTTTTACCCGCACCCGACTGTCCATAACCAATAATACAAAAATCTTGTTTATCTTTTATAATTTTATCAAGAACAATTGGTGACATTTTGTCAGATATTGCTTGATTATTCATATTATAGGGATAAATACCATCCATTCTACCAAAATAGTAAGTTTCTGTAAGGTTTTTAAGTTCATTTTTATCTTTATTTCTTAATTTTTCTTCAATCTCATTATTTTTCATATTTGTATTAATATAGTTCATTTTATAGATTGTACTATTACGTTCTATGGATGGATCATATCTCGGGTTTTGGTTTCTTCCATTATCACGTCGCACTTTTATAAAACTGAATACACGTTTTTTCTTATTTATCATTTTATCGTATACACGATTAATATTGGTACTTTGACTACGTAGAGAGTTATAAATACCTTGTAAGTTATTTATTTTATCAATCATTTCCAAAATCATATCTTGAAATTGTGTTGCTATCTCAGCATTTGCTAAAAACGAATCTATCTCTTCATTATCTATATAGTGTTGATAACAATCATATGCTAATGTATTTACAAGTAACATTTCTTCTTCTTTATTTGGGTTGATTATTTGGTAAAAATGATTATCGCGTTCTATTTTTTGTTGTATTTTTAAAATAGCTACCACATTTGGATATTTCTTCATATTTATAAAGTAAGTATTTAATATAGTACTTTTATTAACAGTTAATTCACGAACAAAATTTTCAAAAGTCTCTTTATCCGACATAATCGCACCAATTTTTAATAATAAATCTTTATTAAATACCAAATATATATTATGAAGTAGTTTAATTAATTCACTAAGTTCATTTTTACTACCACCTTTTTGACCAATATCGGGGTTTAATTCTTTAATTACATTAATTTTAGGTGTCAAATTATCGAATACAAGTTTAGCAAGTTCATCCGTATTCGCTGTCGCGTCTAATGGTTTTATATCTTGAGAAGGAGGTTGAGATGGTTCAGGTGTTTCATCTTCAACAAGTTGAGATGGTGGTTTAGGTGTATCAGAAGGTGTATCAAGTGTATCAGAAGGTGTATCAGAAGGTGTATCAGAAGGTGTATCAGAAGGTGTATCAGAAGGTGTATCAGAAGGTGTATCAAGTGTATCAGAAGGTGTATCAAGTGTATCAGAAGGTGTATCAAGTGTATCAGAAGGTGTATCAGAAGGTGTATCAGTCACCTGACTTACAGTTGTGGATAATCCAGATAATTCTTGAAGAAGTTGATTAAGTTCACTCTTATAAAAATTGATGATGTCCTTAAAAATATCATTTTCTAATGTTGTATTTTCCATAGATTGAATATTCAAAGCAATATTTCGCATTTTTTCTTTATTTTCTTCAGATATACTTGTATCCACATTTATATTCTGAATAATATTTTCTATATTCGATGAACTCATATATATATACTAAATAAATAAATATATGTATTATACTTATTTATCTAAATTGTAGCATCGGGAGATTTATTCACCGCGTCTTGGACTGCCATCATTGCTGTTTTCATATCATTTCCAGTACTATCTTTCGCATCTACGTGTATATGTTTATTCTTTGGAACTGTCAAATGTAATGTAATCACACGATCTTTTCCTTTTCCTTTCTTTGTTTCCAACCCTTTGATACCCTCAGCAACTGCTATTCCTGTTGGGATATTCTCTTTCCCTTCTTTAACACCTACTCCACTATCAGATGTCAATAAGGCACTTTGTACTTCTTGTAATGAGGAAATCTGTCCAACGGTTTCTTTCAGGTCTTTCAATTCACCTTCAATTGTATGACCTTGGATAGGAGTTGCTTGAATACTTTCAACACCTTGTTTTGCGGGTTCTTTTACACTTGTGATTGCGGTGGAATATACATTTTGAACGTTTGTAATAAGACCCAATTTTTCTTTTATATGTTGTATTTCGGTTTCGATAGGTGATGATGTAGATATTTCTTTGAGAGAAACTTCTTGTTCTTTTTCTTCTATAACATTCTTCATAGTGCTATACATTTCTTGTAATGTAGAGATTTGTTGAAGACTTTCTCTCAATGACAGTAACTCAACCTCTATCGTAGAATGTATATTATCTTTTGAGAGAGAAATTTCTTTTCCTTCTTGTATCGTTGTTGTTGTGGTTGTCTCTATCACCTTCGCCATATCTTCATATACTTGTTGTAAGGTTGATATATTCGCCACAGTATCCTTCAAGTCTTGTAATTCTTTCTCTAAGTTGTCACTCGAGGAAGAGACACTCTGTGCTTGTAATTGCGTAATCAACTGACGATTTTGTTGTTCTAATTGGGATACTTTATTTTGTAATTCATTATTCCTCCCTTGGATATTTCCTATTTGTTCTTGAACAGAAGTTAATTCTTGTTCTTTCATTGCGTGTTCATTCTTCACTTGTTGTAGTTCTGTGGTTATTGTATTTAACCTATTTTGTAGTTCTTGTTTCTCTCCTTCCAGTGTTGTCTTTTCACCTTGAAGTGTCTGTAATTGACTTTGAATAGCGACATTTCCTTGATTACTTTGTTGTAATTGAGTATTACGAGTTGTTAATTCTTCTATTTGTTTGTTCAAACTTTCAATTTCTTCCATACGTCTAGTTGATTGGGATTGTATTTCTTCTTGTTGATTTTCTAATTCTGTAATTCTTGATTCCATCACCCCTTTGTCTGTTTCCCATCCCTCCTTCTCTCCTTGTAATGTTGTCAATTCAGTATTTATACGGTGTATTTCAGCATTTTTTTCTCTCTCTAATTGTTCTTTCTCTGATGTTAACCTTTGTGTCTCTGTCTCCTTTTCTGTTTCTAAGGTGTTAATTTTAGAATTTAATTCGCTCATTTCTCCCTCTTTTGTACGTTTTAATTCATTCAACTCCCGATCTACGATTTCTTTCTCTCCTTTTATTTTCACTAATTCTTCTTGTTGTTTATTATAGTTTTCTTCTAACTCATGATAGGTTTCACGTAGTTGTTGTATTTGTGTTACTTGTTCTTGTAATCGTTCCATATATAAAGTGAGATCCTCACTNTGTATCTTTAGACTTTAATTTTTNTTCTAATTGTTTAATTCTCTCACGTAAATTTCCCAGTTGATTTGTAATATTCATTATTAAATCAATTCGTTTTTGTATTTCTTTATTTAATTTTTGTTCTGTTATTTTCTTTTTTTCATTATCTCTTCTCAAAAGTTCACCATGTAATGTATTTAATTCTTGATTTACGGTGTTTCTCGCAATAGGGTCTGTGTTTCCAAGATTTATTTTCATTTGATTAATCAACCTAGGTATTCCTCGAACAGAACTACCNCCTCCTATCAAACTNACATCTTCCGGTAAAAAGTGTTCTTCTTCCTCCAAGGAACCACCGTGAAGAACATGACCCGCTTTTTCTAAACGTCTCTTTAACGTTTGTAACATAGGATTTCGAATATGTCTTCTAATACTTCTTCCATGGTTTCTTCTATGGTTTAACTTCATTCGTCGTTCACTTTTATTTCTATGTTTTCTATTTCGATATGTTCTATTCCTATTACGATTACGTAATCTCATTATATATTTAGAAAGGAATATATTTTTTATAATTAAATATATTGAGTATAGTATATATGAGTTGTAGTCGAAACCAAGGAACAGGACCCATTAATGTTACTCAAACAAGCAATACTTGCGACGCAGATTGTAAATATGTCTTTGATTATAAATCCAGTCAGCTTCTTGTAGAAAACAAGGGTGATTATATGAAATTATCCTATGATAACCCACGTGCTCAGATGATAAAGTTTCGTAGTGTAGATTATTCAGTTCAAGAAATACGGATATATAGCCAATCCTTAAATAAGTATAATGGTGCCTTCTTCCCTTGTGAAATCATCATTCATCATATATCGGCAAATGGAGATAATTTACTTGTTTGTATCCCAGTGGAGGTATCCAATAAAGAATCCTCTTTAAAAACTTTATTTTCAAAGATAATTACACATTTTCCGCGAAATCGAAATGATCCTAAGAGTATTAATGAACCCTCTTACAATCTAAATCACATTGTTCCCCGAGGTGGATATTATACGTATAAGGGAACAGTTCCCTATCAACCTTGTACGGGAGAATACGATATTATTTTATTTGACCCCGCTATCGCACCGAATATTACTTCCACGGATTTCAATAAACTTCGACCCCTAATTCGGAACATTTCTTCTTCTACGAATGTGAAAGAAGTGGGTGCTGAAAATATTGATTTATACTACAATAAGAACGGAACAACGGATCCTGAACTTGTTGGAGAAAATAATATCTACATTGATTGTCGTCCAGTCAATGAAGAAGGAAGATATTTGGAAGAGATCGATCAAGAGAGAAAAGGTTCAGGGATGAATATGTTTAAACTCGATTTCGATCCGAATATTAATCCTACACAAGGGATTGTAATTGGTTCTGCGGTGGGATTTTCCATTCTACTGATTGTAGGTTTCTATTTCGCACGTCGAAAACTCTTTTCTTAAGAGTAGTTACAATTTAGCAGCGTGGTGAATGTCGTCCATGACGGGTTTGTATTCAAGAGAAGAAGTATCACGTTCATTCACCAATGGAACCATATGGTCGACCAAGTCTTCCTCTAAAGTTCGTGGGAATTGATTAAACGACATTAAATACTTGTCTCGCACACTACCACTTCGTAAAATTTCCTTTTCGATATGTGTTCGATGATGTCTCTCACTTTCTTTTCCATAATCGATTTCTTCAAGTGAATAGGCACTAGAGGAAGCATAACTCATACTTCTTCTAAACAACTCAAAGGTGAAAATCAAGAAGATAGCACCTACAATAGGATAATGTAAGAAAAGAACACCGGATACAATTAACAATACACTCTTCACCAGCATGTGGTCGATCATTGTAGCGATGGAGTGAGGAAGTTTAATGTCTAAGACAATGAATACAATCATCAAGAGAGAAAGAATGTTTAAATACACATCATTCGATACTTGTAATTCTTTCGGTATTTTCATTATATATATTGGAATAGAAATAAATACCGAGTAATATATAAAATTGAATTTAAACTTCACCTTCACTTCTCTAATAATCTTCCCTACTCTGAAAATGGAAAAACGTCCTTATCTTGGTAAAAAGGGATATACTATCCCGAAGTCGATATTAAGTGAAAATGAATATCTTAAAATTAAGAAAGATTTAACTATAAAACCTTATTCCATGGGTGGAGATGTCCCTTCTTACTTCCTCTTTCGTGAATCGCCTAAGAAGTTATATGTTCCTCGAATGTATGGAATGAAAATTCTGGATAGTGATCCCGAGAAAAAAATATGTGAAGGGGAAGATATTGATCTCCCTTTTACAGGTGCCTTGCGTGAATATCAACAAACGATTATTCAAGCGTATATAGAAGAAGCGGGAAAATCCGGTTGTGGATTGCTTGAAATTTATGCGGGGGCGGGAAAGACAGTGATGGCATTGAAAATTATAAGTGAATTGAAAAAGAAAACTTTGATTGTAGTTCATAAAGAATTCTTAGTGACCCAATGGATAGAGAGGATTCAACAATTTCTCCCTTTGGCACGTGTGGGTCGAATACAAGGAAATACTTTCGATGTGGAAGGTAAAGATATTGTGTTAGGAATGTTACAATCTCTTTCCATGCGTGATTATCACGAAAATCAGTTTTCATCTTTCGGAATGACTATTGTGGATGAATGTTTTCCTTATGATACAGAGGTTCTTACCGAGGATGGATTTGTTAAAATAGGTCTTTTGTATGAACGGTGGAATACAAATGATATAATTCCCCAAATTCTTAGTTACAATGATAAATTAAATATCTTTGAATATAATGCTTTAAGGTATAGTTGGAAGAAGAATACTGAGGAACTTGTTGAAATTCATCATTCCAACTCGTGTTTCCAATGTACGCAAAATCATAAAATTCGCACGTCTAAAGGATATAAAAAAGCGCGATATTTAAAAGAGAACGATATCCTCTATTGTTATTCAAAAGAAGAACCAGAAGACCCTATATATCGAGTATTACATTACAATCAGCTTCAGATTATACTGGGTTCGTGGTTGTCAGGAAAATGTTATATTCATCGATTACAAGATAAAACCTATTATGTGAATTTCTATGACAAGAATAAAGAATATCTATTATGGAAGATGAGTATATTCCACGAAACTAAATATACTTATTGTAGTAACACACAGTATTATTCCTTCTCGACACCAGTGTTTCATTCTGACCTTGTCTTCGACTACGAAAGTCTCTCCAGTATGAGAAGTGTGTTGGATGTATTGGATATTCCAGGTCTAGCAGTTTGGTTTATGGATAAAGGATATTATAATTATGCCACCCAAGAAGTGTTTCTCTCATTGAAATATATTCCAAGTGTTCTACATGGATACATTGTCGAGAAATTTGATATGTATATCAGAGATGTAGAAATTGATTGTGCAACACCAATATCCTACTATGTATTCAATAATCGAACTCTCCCTACTCTCCTTCATTCATTACAAATCTATCTTGTTCCATCTGCTCCTATATACTATGAGTTGGAATCTTATTATACCTCTTCACTTGTATATTCATGGAATACACCTCAACAAGAAACATATACAAGCCTAGTAGATAAAGTAATCCGAATTAAAAAAACGGAAGATGTATATGACATTGAAGTCTCTCAAAATCATAATTATATTATCAAGGCCGGATACACCTCGGGTGTGATCGTCCACAATTGTCATCATATCGGTGCCGAAGTATTCTGTCGAGCATTGTTTAAAATTGTCACTCCTTATATGCTGGGATTATCTGCGACAATGACACGCAAAGACGGATTGTCGAAAGTCTTCAAAATGTTTCTTGGTGATGTAGTATATAAATATAAGCGTCAAGGAGATGATAATGTTGTGATTAAAGTGTTACAATATAAAAATTCCGATGAGGACTTTAATGAGGAAGTCTATAATTATAGAGGTCAAGTTCATTATTCGATTATGATTAAAAAATTATGCGAGTTCAATCCACGCACAGAATTCATCTTACAAGTTCTTCGTCACTTTCTAGAGAAGGAATGTGAAGAAAAACCCGATAATAGAGAGAATATTAAACGAAGTCAAGTGATGATCCTCGCTCATAATAAATCTATATTGAAATATTTATATGACGCCATTCAACATCGTGGGTATGCTTCTGTAGGATATTATCTGGGTGGAATGAAGGAGAAGAATTTGAAAGAAACAGAAACGAAGAAAATCGTCATTGCGACGTATGCGATGGCAGAGGAAGCGTTGGATATCAAAACCTTATCGTGTTTGTTCCTTGTGTCTCCGCGGACGGATGTTACACAAGCAGTGGGACGGATACTTCGAATGAAACACGAGGAAACGGTAGTCTATGATATTGTGGATCAACATCCTATCTTCCAACGTCAATTTATTAAGCGTCGAAATCTTTATACCAAATGGAAATATAAAATTATAGAGACTGATAATGAAAAGTATTTCAAAAATGAATGGACGACGATGTATGATCCTTCCTCAAATGAAAAATATTATAAAAAGAAAATGAAAGAAAAAGATAGTGGATTTAATGGTAAATGTATTTTACGAATTTCCTAATTTTAAATCTTCACCATCTTTGTAAATTTTGCATCCACTAATTTTTCTTTCAATTGTTCTTGTTGTTTAACACGTTCTTCGTGAAAAGAACTACATTGATGAATAAATAGATCTTTATGAGAAGAACAATAATATTTTCCACACTTACACGCCCAATCGGTAAGGTGAATTCGTTTTTTACACCCTTCGAACGCACAACGTTTCTTCATAGAATATACAAATATTATACTCTATGAAGGAAATTCAATTTTTTTAACAAGAATTCACAATGTGATAAGTAGAAGTATCCTTGTCGTATTCATACTTGGCAAACACACGAGGATTATGGACGTTATTCATAATATCTTGATGATAATACACATTGTTAAAGTCGTCAATGTAGTAAATCACACCATTAATATCCTGTGTCCTCACCATTACTTTTTTACATTCTTTCTTTTCTTCATCCATCTCAATAATCCCGTGAGGTTGGGATTTAATATGTGTTCCACAATATTCCTTCCCTTGTTTCTTCTTCCTCGTACAACGATGACCGTCTGCTCGCTTAGCTTGACACCTTTCATAAATAGGAACTGTATTTCGAACACGTTTTCTTTTACTAAAATCAAGAGAGGATAATTCCAAATCTTTCATCTCTTCAATATAATTCATCAAGGAATGTTGCTCGGAAGGAATCGAACATTTTGCTTGAACCATCTCCTTTAATTCTTTTTTTACATTCGACATATAGTCGTGGATTTTCTTATTGATACGTGCTTCCATTTTTTGGAGTTATGTATCTTACGTATTTTCTATTTCAATTATTTTATTAAATATATAAAAAAGAACTTAAAGAAAAATAGTATCATGTGGAATAACTAAATAGAGAATGAGTAATAGATTTATCCACATGACATAGTTAATATAGTATATACTATCTACATCGACTAAATTCATCAAGGTTGGAAAAATGACATTTAAAAATATCAGTGCTAGAGCGACCATATAATTGGGGTTCATTATATATATATTCATTATATTTATAATCGGACATAGGGATCGAAACATGGATTATTATAGTGGTCGTGTTCGTAGAAATATTTTTTACATTTCCGACATTTATATTTGGGGTTCTTTTCCACGAACTTGTGTGGCTTATGATGGTGCTTGTTTTGTTCTACTCCACACAAACAACACACTTTTGATCGTAAGTGTAAAAGGGTAAGTAAATTATGAGTGCGTGTATTATTCACCGCATAAGAACATTCCAATTTAACATTACATAAATCATCAATACGTTTCATATAACTGTCACTGAAGATACTTTCATCATCCATTTTATCGCTTTCAGTATCAAGAACATTATTAATTATTCTATATAAACAACGATGTCGTCTCTTATATATTACACCGACCGAAAAGAAAAATGAGACAAAATGCTTCTAAAAAAGAAACAAAATACCAGCAAATTACTTTCTTTCAGCATTTATAACTATGGGTCTAATAGTCGTTTAACTATTATGAAAAGATTTCTTACCACGACAAAATATGTATGGTCTTCTTCGTTTATTGATA